TCAGTCCAGCGGCACCACCTGCTCGATGCGCTCGCCGCGCTGGCCGTCCTTGCCCTCGACGACGATGACGACGACGCAGACCTTTTGGCCGCCGCGATCCTGCAGGCTCGCGCGCGCCCGCCCGCCATACTGCGCCGCCATCTGCTGTGCGATCGCGTTGCAATTGCCGTCGACCCGCACGACCGGATCCGGCACGTCCGCCGACGGCGCGACCGGCCCCGCGACGGCTGCCGTGGCCGACAGAGCGAGCGCGACGAGCGCGCCCCTGAGGGAGAAAAGACTGTTCATGGCGCGGTTGTAGCGCAGATCGGCTGAATGGGGAATGAATGAGGGGGGAGATAGGCGAAGGCGCGGGTGGGCGGCGTCTTGTCCTACTGGTGGGGCGTTAGGTAGCAAACGCACCAAGTTTCCGCGAGGCGTTCTTGAGCGGTTTCCCATAAAGTCCGCCCATGCCCAATCGCCGCCCGACATTTTCGCCATAGACCGCGTGCTGGTCAACATGCGCCAGTGCGCCGCAGAGTAGCGCCATCGCATTGCCGCCATTCGCGCGACGAGGCTGGTGCTCAAACCAGCCGGCATTGTTCGCGTATAAAGAGATGCGTAGAGGTAGGAAACGTGGTGTTGCTGCCCGCCAACCATACGGCGCAGGCTGGTGGACAGATCCCGCTGCTACCGACTGATGAACCGCCCCCTACGCCGCCCGCTCGATCTCCGGCCATGCAAATTGGATCGTCTCCCCGACCGCCTTGAACGCCGCCTCCAGCTGCTCCAGCCGCGACTTGTGGTCGAGGCCAAAGAGCCGGTCGACCCGTTCGCGGTGCCAGCCCCGCCGGCGGGCAAGTTCGGCCCGGGTGACGGCCTTCTCCCGAAGGACCGCATGGAGCGCGATCTTCAGGAGGGTCAGCGCCGACAGCTCGACGCAGCGGGCGCCCGCCGCGCAGGTGGCGCGCGGGGCGGGAATGTCCTCGCTTTCGGACATGCGCCCGCCGATCGCCTCCTCGATGGCCCTGAGGGCGTTCGCGTCCGCCTCCGCCTCCGTGTCGCCGAAGGTGGTGACCTCCGGAAACACCGGCACGGTCACCAGCCAGACGGGATCGCCGCCGTCGGTCGTGTCCATGGAGAGAACGATCTCGTAGAGCATGTACCCGTATGCTCGACATTGCACTGATCAGAGAAGAAAACCGAAGATTACGCCCTTCAAGCCATCTGCGAAAGTCGACAGAGCTGTGGAGGGCGGGTCCCCCTCACCCAATCCGATCCCGCGCCCCCAGTCTCCCCCAGATCGCCACCAGCCCCGCGCCGGCCGTGACGGCCTGCAGCAGCGCGTCGGTCAACGCCGCGTCGTCGGTGCCGAGCGGCACGCCGAGGAGGCCGGCGCCGGAGGAGAGGATGGCGACGATCGAGGCCCAGATCGTGCGCGAGAGGTACCAGGGTTTTGCGGTGGTCATGTCGGTCTCCCGTAAGAGTTCGGTGGCATTGAAGGGCGGCCCGGCTCAGCCGGCGGTGGCGAAGACGAGCCGGGCGGCGATGCCCTCGCCGGCACGGCCGACCTGCCGGAGCTCGAGTTGGAGCGCGTCGGGCAGAACAGGGAAATCGTCGGCGACGCTCGCCGCCGCGGAGATCCAGGCGGGCGCGCCCACCGTCACCGTGCGCACCGCCGCCTGTCCCGGCTCGCCGAGGCGCAGCACGTAGCTCTCCGTCGGCTCGTCCAGCGGGATCTCGATGGCGCTCCACGAATCCGCGTCTGTCCGCCCGCGCCGGGTCCAGCCGAAGGCGAACCCGCCATCCGCCTGGCGCACCGCGCGCAGATGGACCGGCGACAGCGGCAGGCCCGCGCGGACGCCGCCGACCTGGCTCTCCGTCACGGTCGTCTGCGGCCCGACGTCGCGGCCCGCCGGCCCGACGCGCCAGTTCAGCGTCAGCCCCGCCTCGCCCGCGCGCAGCCCCGCGGGCGGCACGGCCGCGTCCAGCAGCACGACATCCGCGCCCGACAGCGCCCCGGCCGCCATCGCGTCATTCGTGCCCAATTGCCCGCGCAGAATATCCGTCAGCCGCCAGACCGACGGCGCGATTTCCTCGGCGGAGGCGAACTGCAGCACGTCCCACGCGCCCGATGCCGACCTCACGGCCAGCACGTTCGCCCCGTTCAGCATCTGCAGCTCCGGCACGCTCGCCAGAGCGCCGGAATAGACCTGCACGACCACCGCGCCGAACCGGTCGAGCCGGCCCTCCACGCCCGGCACCAGCGCCTCGACCAGTTCGCCCACGGTCGCGCGGCGCGTCAGCGTTGCGCGCGGCTCGAAGCCCGTCATCGCCGGCGAGCAGGCCACCTGCTGCGACACCCAGGGCCTGGCGTGTGCGGCGATGCGAAACCGCTGGTGCACCGCCTCGCCGCCGGCCAGCGGCAGGTCGAGGAACAGCGCCAGCGGCGCGCCGGGCTGGCCCGCGCCCGCCGCGCGCCGCGGCGGCAGCCGCGCGCGGTCCGGCGCCGGCGGCAGCCGCAGCACCCGCCGCGCCTCGATCCGACGCGTCAATCCTTCCTCGATGGCGGTGACGACGAACTCGCCTCCGGCCCGGCCGGGCAGCGCGACCAGGCTCCCCGGCACTGGGCGCCTGTCCCGCGCCGGCACGGCAAACCGCGCCGTCTCGCGTCCCGTCCAGGCCCGGCGCAGCCAGTCGGCGGCCAGCGCCTGAGCCTGCCCCGCCTCCATCGCCCCCGGCAGGTCGAGGCTGGCGACATTCTGCCCCGCCCCGTCGCGCGCGGCGCGGCCGATGCCGGACTGGTAATCGTCCAGCGGGTCGCCATGGCCGAGCTGCGCCTCCGACGGCAGGTCGATGTCGGGCGGCCGCACCAGCTCGATCGCCGGCCCCTCCGCGCCGGCCGACACCGGATCGTCGATCGGGTCCGCGACCTCGGCCGACGCGCCGATCGTGACGAAGCGTGGTGCCGCGCCCGAGGCGTCGAAGGCGAGGTCGAACAGCTCCACCAGCGGCGACAGCGCGTCGCGGCCCGTCCCCGGCTGCGCCAGCACATAGCCCGCCACCATGCCATCGGCTCCGCGTGCTTCCACCTCCAGCCCACAGGTAGCGGCAATCGACTCGACCAGGTCCGACACATCCACCGCGCCCAGCCTGCCGTTCAGCCAATGGCCGAACAGCCAGTTCTCGCCGTCGGTCCAGGTCTCGCGCTCCAGCGGAAAGGCCGGAAACGGCCGCGCGTCCCACGCCCAGGCATAGATCCGCGCCGGATCGACCATCCGCCCGCCATAGACCTCGGAGACCGGGTTGCCCGCATCCTCGAACCCCTCGCCGCCCGGCGTCCAGTGCGCCAGGTGCGCCTCCAGCAGCCGCCGCTGCGCCAGGTCCGAGCGCCCGCCACTGGAGAAGTACGGCAGCGCGTTTTCCGACGATTTCGGGTCCGGGAAGACGTTCGGCTGGTTCGGCGCCTTGTCCACCGCCGCGCAGCCGAGCTCCGTCAGCCAGAGCGGCTTCGACTGCGGCGCCCAGGGGCTCGGCGTCGCGCTCTCCACGCCCCCGACGCGGTCGAAATGCGGGTTGCTCCACCAGGCCGCCAGGTCCTTGTAGCGGAACACCCAGGGCTTTGCCGCCAGCCCGTCGGTGATCGGCATGCGCGTGCGGGTCCGGCGCGCCTCGGCGTCGGCGTAGAACCAGTCGAACCCCTCGCCCGAGGTGATGCCGCGCTTCAGGCCGTCGCGGTCATAGGGCGAGGCAAACCCGTCCGGGTTGCCGCCCTCGAAATCCTCGTCGCGCCAGTCCGACAGCGGCATGTAGTCGTCGATGCCGACCGCGTCGACGGCGTCGCTCGCCCAGAGAGGGTCGAGATGAAAGAACACGTCGCCGCTGGCCGGATGGTGCCCGAAATACTCGCTCCAGTCCGCGCCATAGGTGATCTTCGTCGCCGGCCGCAGCACCGCGCGGACGTCGGCCGCGAGATCGACGAGCTGCTCGACGAAGGGAAAGGCGTTCGCCCCGTCGCGCAGCGTGGTCAGCCCGCGCAGCTCCGAGCCGACCAGGAACGCGTCCACCCCGCCCGATACCTCGGTCAGATGCGCATAGTGCAGCACCATGCGGCGATAGCCCCAGTCGTCGGGGTCGCCCGTGAAGCTCACGCCGCCCTCGCCGGTCGCAAAATCGCCCGCCTCGGCCGTGCCGCAAAACGCCTCCACCTGCGCCCGCGCGGCCTCCGTCGCGTCGGCGCTGTCCGGCTGGCCGGGTCCCGGAATGCACGAGATCCTCCCCCGCCACGGATAGGCCGCCTGCTCGTCGCCGCCATGCGGGTCGGGGAGGCCGTTGCCGGCCGCGATGTCCATCATCACGAAGGGATAGAGCGTCACGCCCCAGCCGCGCGCCTTGATCGCGGCGATCGCCTGCACCACCGAGCGGTCGGACGGCGTGCCGCCATAGGCCGCGCCGCCGCCATGGACCGACACGGTCCGCGCGTCGCCCGCGCTCACCCCGCCGGCGCTCCACCCGGTGCCGAGCGCCGTGTCGGTGGCCGTCACCGCCGGATAGATCGTGCAGGCGCCGGCGCGCAGATCGTCGCCGAACCAGGCGACCACCAGCGCGACATGGGCAAGGTTCGGGCACAGCATCGCCATCTCGTCCAGCGAAGCGTCCAGATCGGTCTCCGCGAACAGCACATGGCGGTTGATCGCCTCGCTCTCGCCGCGGCGGACCGACAGCGTCACGCGATCGGTGGCGAACCCATGCATCGTCGCGCCGGGAATCAGCGCCATCGCCTTCAGATGTTCGCCAAGGCCGCCGATCGGCCGCAGCACCTCGAACTGCAGCTGCGGCAGGCGGTTGCCGTAGTCGCCGATCGGAAAGCGCTCCAGCACGACATAGGCGGTGCCGCGATAGGCAGGCGCCGCATCCTGCCTCGCCTCGATCAGCGTGTCGGGAAGCTGGGTCTCGTCGCCGCGATAGAGGCGCAGCTCGACCTGCGTCAGGTCCACCTCGCGCCCGTCGGCCCAGACCCGGCGGATGCCGGCGATCTCGCCCTCACACAGGCCGAAGGCGGCATTGGCGAAATAGGTGTAGGTCGTCGTGCGCGCGCCGCCCTTGAAGCCCTCGCGCTCGGTCTGGCTCGCCTCCTCGAAACGCGTCGCCCAGATCAGCGTGCCGCTCACCCGCGCCGCGCCCCAGACGCGCGCCATCGCCGCGCCCTCCTCGCCGGTGAAGGGCCGCATCGCTTCAAGCCGCAGCCCTTGCCGGTGCAGCGTCGAGTTGATCAGCGCGCGGTCGATCAGGTAGCCGGCCATCGATCCGGCCGCGCCCAGCACGGCGGCCCCGGTCGTGCCGAGAAAGCCGCCGAGGAACGCCCCGGCGGCCTGCAGGATCAACGTCGCCATGTCAGCCTCGAAGGTCGGGGAAGGTGAACACGCCGCACAGCCTGCGGCGCCAGTGCGGGTCGAGCGGCGAGGAAATCACCGCATGGCCCTGATAGGCATGGAGAAAATCGGTTTCCGACAGCGCGATGCCGCAATGGCGCGCGGGAAGCCGCGGCCGGATGCGGAACAGCAGCAGGTCGCCCGCGTCCACCGCCAGCGTGGCTTTCTCGCGGCAATGCCGCCGCGCCGCGTCCATCAGCGGATCGCCCTCGCCCGCCTCGGCCCAGTCGGCGGCGTAAGGCCCCGGCGCGTCCGCCTCCGCGCCCTGGACCGCGCGCCAGATGCCGCGCACCAGGCCCAGGCAATCGCAGCCGACGCCCTTTCGCGACCCCTGGTGCCGGTAGGGTGTGCCGGTCCAACTCAGCGCCTCGGCGACGATCCGGTCGGCCAACCTCATGGCACCAGCGCCCCGCCGTCGAACTCCAGCCCGTCGGTCACATAGGCATAGGCCGCGTCATTGCCGGGCATGTGCGGAAAGCCCCGGAAATTGAATCGGTTGGCGAATTTTCCTCGACAGGTCTCGAAGCGCTTGTCGCAGCCGGCCAGCAGCGTGAATGCGTCGCCCGCCACGACCCCGTCGCCGCCCTCCTCGAGCGTCAACAGCACGCGTGCGCCATCCTTGCGATGCGCCGCGATCCGCGCCAACCGCCCCGCCAGCGCCCCGTCGGTCCAGGTCAGCTCGCCGAGCGCGAACCAGCCAGCCGCGAAGCTCGCCAGCCCCGCCACCTCGATCTCGGCCCCGCGCCTGTCCGCCACCGACCCCGCGCCATGGAAACCCTCCTGCGACAGGTCGAAGCCGCACCGCGCATCGCCCAGCCTTGCGTCGCAGGTGCGGCGATAGTGCCGCCCGACGCGCCGCTCCAGTGCTGCCGCCGGCCCGTTCAGCTCGACGCGGAAGGCGCCGTCGCCGCGCGTGATCTTGCCCACGGTCGCGCGGCGCAGCACGGCGTGCTGGCTCGGCGCACGCCAGTTGACCAGCCGCGTCGTCACCGTCGCGCCGTCGTAGCGTCCGGCTGAAATGTCTGCCTCGCCGATCGCGTCCGACGCCAGCGCCCCCTCGACGTCGGTCGCGTCGCTCGCCAGCCCGATCGCGTCGCGGGCCTCGCGCGCCGTCATGCCGGTCTGCGGTTCGTGGTTGACGCCCGCGACCACCAGCACCCGGTCATGGTCGGTGAAACCGAGCACGATCCCGTCCGTCCGCGCCAATGTCCAGCAGTGGCACAGCGTCGTCACGTCCCGCGCCAGATGCGCGAGAAAATCTCCTGAAAACCCGTTCATGCGACCACCTCCACCAGCGGGATGGTCGGCACCGCGCCGGCGCGAAAGCTCGCCAGGCTCGCCTCGATCCGCTCGGTGTCGAAGCGCACCGGCACGTGGAAGGCGAAGCCCGCCGTCACCGCTTCACCCTCTCCCGGCACATGGCCGGCAAGGAAGGTCACGATGCCGGTCGCCGCGTCGACTGTGAAATCCGTTCCGTCCTCCGCCTCCACCCCGTCCACCGCCACCCGCACGCTGCCCGCCACCGGCTTCGTCACCGGCCGCACATGCGCGTCCGCGCCCGTGCCATAGGTCTTGGCGAGCTGGAACGTCGCCGTCTCGCCATCGCCGGTCCCGATCGGCTGGTCGAGCGGCGAGGCCTGCGCCTCCGGCCGCCCCGAACTCCGGTCGAACGGATCGGCGAACCTGAATGCGTGCAGCGAGCCGCGCCTCGCCTCGAAGAAGGCCAGCACGTCGTAGAGATCGTCCACCGAGCGCAGCCCGGTCCCGGCATCGTAGCGCCGCCGCGACTGCGCAAACCGCGCATTGCGCGTCTCGCGCCCCGACATCAGCTCGACGATCTCGTTGCGCCGCCCCGGCCCCCCCGTCGCGCCAAAGGAGATGGCGATCGGGAACAGGACGTCGTGGAATGGGGACAATTCGGTCATGATCTTCGGTTCCTGGGTGAGGCGGCGGCGATTGGCAGTCGGCAGTCGGCAGTGGGGAGGAGGGAGTAAGGGAGTAAGGGACCGGGTCTGGCAGGCTGACGCGCGCGGCAACCAGCGGCACAGGAAGGCTCGCCTCCCAACTGCCTACTGCCAACTGCCTACTGCCTACTGCCCTACACCGTCCTCGCCCCTCGCGACGCCACCCGCGCCAGCATCCCTGCCACCTGCGCCTCCGACTTGCGGAACGAGGCGGCGTCGGGGGTCGTCACGTTGAACACGATCGTCGTCGCGGCCCCCTGCCCGCCCGCCGCCACACCAAGCCGCCCGTCGGCGCCGCGTTGCAGCGACAGGATCGCCTCGGCGCCCGCCTCGCCCATCAGGCCGAGGCCGCCGGCCATGCCGAAATAGGTGGGTGTGGCCACCACGCCGCCAGCCGCAAAGGGCGTCACGCGGCCGGGCACGCCGCCCTGAGCGAAGGGCAGCATGCCGCCCAGAATTCCGGAGAAAAAGGACCCGAACAGCGATTGCAGCGGCGCCATCCCCTGGTTCAGCGCCATGCCGGCGAGGTTCAGCGCCACCCGGCGCAGGATGTCGTCCAGTTCCTTGCCGCCGATCACCGCCGCCTTCAGCGCCCCGGTCAGCTGCGATCCGAACGCGTCGGCGAGCTCGTCGAGATCGGCGAGCGCCGCGGCAAAGGGCGCGGTGTCCGCGCGGATCGTGACGGTCACGTCCTCGTCCATGTCTAGCGTCCTCCTCGGTCGGGAAATTCCCGCATCAGCGCGTCGAGCGCCGGTCGTGCCGGCGCCTGTGGTCCGGCCGGCAGCACCGCGCGCGCGGCACAGTCCAGCTCCCGCGGCGTCATCGCCCAGAATTGCGTCGACGAAAGCCGCAGCAGGCCGAGCCCCAGCCGCATCGCCTGGTCCCAGGGGAAGGCCGACACGCTCGGAAGGGAAGGCGCGCCCGCTGCGGCACTCAAGGGCCCGGTGTCGGTCTCGCGGCGCCGAAGGTCGCAGTGAGAAGATCGGCGACGACCCGCGCGAAGCCGGCGGCGCCGTCGTCGCAGCGCATCGCTCGCACCTCCTCGTCGCTCACCTGATTGCCGCCGCCGCGCAATCCGGCGCCCAGGATCCTCACCATGTCGCCCGCCGACAGCTTGCCGCTGCCGAACCGCGCCACCAGCGCGCCGAGATCCTGCGCAGCGAACGCGTCCTCCAACTCGGCCAGCGCCCCGAGCGTCAGGCAGAGCCGGTAATCCCTGCCGTCGAAACTGGCCGAAATCTCGCCGCGATGCCGGTTCGCGCTCATGCCACCGCCTCGAAGGCGACGAGACCCGCCGATTCCAGCGCCATTTCGAAGGTCACCTCGCCGTCATGCGCGCCCGTATATTCGAGCGAAGTGATCTGGAACGGCCCTTCGACGGTGCCGAAATCCGGCACCACCGCCTGCCAGTCGCGGATCGCCCCGGCAAAGAACGCGCTGCGGATCGCGGCGTCCGAGGCCTGGTCCTTGAAGATGCCCGACCCCGACAACGCCGCCCGCTGCACGCCCGACCCCGCCAAAAGTTCGCGCCAGCGCCCCGCGCTGTCCGCGTCCGTCACGTCCACCGTCTCGCTGTTGAACGCCAGCCGCTTCGTCCGCAGCCCCGCCACCGTGACAAAACTCCCCGCCCCGCTCTGGTCGAGCTTGAGCAGCAGGTCCTTACCCTTCTGTGCGACCATCGAGGGTCTCCTTCATGGATGAGATGAACTTGGGTTGGAGGCGCCGGGACCCCCCTCTGTCCTGCCGGACATCTCCCCCTCAAGGGGGGAGATTGGAACACGAGACAGGTCTCGCGCCTCTGGAGCGTGCAGCGAACCTGGGCGAGCCGACGCAATCGCCGGTCCGAGCACGTCATTTCGCTGAATGGATTCAGCCCGATGAACAGCCAATCTCCCCCCTTGAGGGGGGTCCAAAGGACGGGCGAGACCGTCGGCTCGCCCCGTCCGGCAGGACAGAGGGGGGTCCTGCGACGCCGCCCCGCCTACTCCACCGGCTCCGTCACCGCGCGAAACCGCAACAGTCCGTGATGCACCGACAGGTCCTCGTCGTAGCGCGCCTCGGCGAACTCGAGCGTCATGTTGACCAGCGCATGGTCGTCGAGCTGCTTGGGGGCGGCATCGATCAGCTGGCGGATCGTCTCCATGATCTCCAGCGTCTCGGTCTTGCCCTTGGCCTTGGACCAGACATGCACGGTGAAGAGCTGCTCGGTGCCGCTCTCGGTGCCGGTGCTCCAGTCGTAGATCGAGGTGCGGCCGAAGCTGACATAGGGAAACGCGGCGTTGGGCGGCGTGGCGTCGAACACTTTCTGCCCGCCCAGCCGCGCCAC